AGATAACCTTGACGTTTCGATCCTCTTGTCCCGGCCCCCGACTTACCACACCGAGGACGGAGCCCGATTCATTTGCTCTTTTACGAAGGCACGGGTGGCCCACAAAGACCTGCATTTGATTCAAGACATAGAGTTTCAATTGGCTCCCGACGAGAGCGGGAATTACGTATGGACGTATGCGCCCGTCAAGAACCAAGCGCGGAAGGTTGTGTTGGAGATGCTCGACCAGGGCGTCAAGCAGAATGACGTTGCTTCGGCATTGGGCGTGAGCAAGGGGCAGGTTTCAAAGATCCGGGCCAAAGCAATAAAGGACGGACTTTTGAGCGCAAAGAACAAGTTGACGATGGACGGTTTCCAAGCGATCCAAGGGGAAACTTTTAAGTGATTACGAAGGAAACTTTTGTGGAAACTTTTTTTAGCCGGTTTCCTGGAAACCAAAATGGAAACTTTTGGAAACCGAATCCTTGTAACCACCCAATACAAAAGGAAAATATGGCAATCAACGGTGGAAACTTTTTTTCTTGTTCGCCGTTAGTTTCCAACCCCCCTTATAAGGGGTGGAAACTGGAAACTTTTGGTTTGGAAACCTCTTCTTTTTGGCATTGGAATCTGAAATGAGCCCAACCCCTGACAGGCATTTTTCAAGCCGAAACATCATCAACCTTTTGGCAGAGGACGGAATTCAGGCCACCCATGCCAGCGGTGACGAGTTTCATTCACCGTGTCCAAGGTGCGGCGGCCGGGATCGGCTTTCCTCTTTCCCGAACAAACCGAACCAGGATGGCCGGTACATGGGTGGGCGCTTCGTCTGCCGTCAATGCCATTGGCACGGGGACGCGGCAACATATCTGATGGAACAGCGTGGCCTATCCTTTCCCGAAGCATGTTCCGAGCTTGGCGTTGATCCTCAAACGATCCGGCCGCTATCGGCAGTGTCCCACAAGTGGACGCCAGCGGCTACACAGGGCGCACCCGGCGATGCATGGCGGGGACAGGCTTCGGAATTCCTGAAGTCTTGCCAGAGCGCATTACAGGCCCGGCCTGAAGCCTTGGCGTGGCTGGAATCAAAGCGTGGGTTGACCGCTGAGACAGTGAGCGCGGCCGGGTTGGGGTTGAACACGAAGGATCTTTATTTTGACCGGGCCGCGTGGGGCTTGCCAGAGGAAACCAACGAACGCACCGGCAAGGCTAAGAGGGTATGGCTCCCGGCTGGATTGGTGATCCCGTGGCTCGATGCAGAGGGCAAGGTGATCCGGCTTCGTGTCCGTCGAAACGATCCGGGCGATGGTGCGCGATACATCGTGGCGTCTGGTAGCTGCATGGCCCCGATGATGTTGTGGCGTGACCAGGCTACCGTTGCAATCGTCGAATCCGAATTGGACGCCATGTTGATCCACCAAGACGCTGGTGACCTTGTTGGCGCGGTGGCCATGGGTTCGGCACAGGCAAAGCCGGATGAGAGCCTTCACAAGCGGCTGATGGCGGCTGAGTGCATCCTCGTGTCTCTTGATACCGACGAGGCCGGCGGGAAAGCAGCGTGGACATTTTGGAAGCAATACCCCGGTTTTAAAAGGTGGCCGACCATCAAGGGGAAGGACCCGAACGAACAGCGCTTGAACGGGCTCCCGGTGCGTCTGTGGGTAGAGGCGGCTCTTGTACCAGACGAACCGCAAGGCGACCCCCACCAGGCCGAAGTTGAGATTAAAACCCCGACCGGCCCCCGGATCTTGCGGATCGCCGACCTAAATAAGCCGACCGAAGCCGAAATTGACCTGGCCGACGAAATGTTGACCCGCCTGGCCGAGCAACCTGGACCGGTGTCTGAGGGTGACATCATCGGGGCCGTTGACGCTGATCCGACCTTGGCGCGGAACATTCTCTATCGGCTATCCGTTGACGGCATCGTCGAACCCCTGCCGGGTGGCTTGTATCAGATCCCCGATTATCCGCCGCCGGCCGCCAATCTTCCCGAGGGGTGCCCCTTGTTGGGGGGTCCGTTTCCGGAAACGGGTTGCAGATTCCATCCCCGACTTTTCAAAACGCTATACGAGCAGGGAGTGATTCCGCTACCAGACGGTAGGTGCCCCCTGCGAAACGTCTGCAAAATTTAGAAGGGAGAAATTAAAATGAGCGAAACCATTGAAAAAACGGAAAAAGAAAACCTTGAACGCACCGAAAAGCGCCGGGAGAAATTATCCAAAAGCATCGTCACATTGGCGGAAGAGCCGGAATTGTTTGGGCGGCGCTGTTATGGGTTGATTGGTAAAGTCCAAGACGCGATTGCCGTTATAAACAAAGCTGCCGAGACTATGCGCATCGTTCGCTTGCTCAATACAGCACTTGCCGAAAATAGCACGGTAGATTTTGGCGAATTTCTGGAAATCAACGATTCAGTTTTCGAGGTTAAAATCGACCCCGAGACCGGAATCCGGCGTTTTGTTGAAGATGAGGACGAAAAAATACCTTTTTAGGAGGGCGTGAAAATGGTTAACGCATTCCTTATCCGGCGGCCGCTGTTCGTTACGGGCAGTCTGTAAGGTAGGATAGGCAGAGTGATCGTACTGTATGACCCGGAAAAACGCGATTGGAACGAAGTGCTGGAAAAGGCATGGGCATCCCGGCCTAAGGGCGAAGTTGGGACGATCATCTGTATCCCGGAGGGCGGCCGGATGCACCGGGAAATATTGAGAGCAGAAAGGGGGAGGCTAATCGATGGAGAGTGAAAACAAAAAACAAAACCTTGCCGACAAGTGGCGGTCTGAAATCCTGCGGCGGGGACCGAGCGGCACAACCCAACACCTATTGCTGGTCCTGGCCGCGCATATGGGCGAATCGGGCCAATGCATGGGCGCAATCCGTGGCATCGCCAATATCAGCGGAAGGAGCGATAAATGCATAGTCCGGCACCTGGCGGCGGCAGAGAAAGCCGGGTGGCTTAAGCGTGAACGCATCGGCAAAGGTAGGGATTGGCGCAAGACCATTTTCACCCCCGCGTTTCCGGAAACGTAGCAGGGACACCAGGGAATTGGCATAACAACCACTGTTCAAATTTTGAACACTTACGCAAAGGAAAGACCATGGCACCAAAGAAAGCACCGCCACCCGTTGTTGAGGATTCGGGCGATACCATTTATGAAACCAAGCGCACCGGGCCGTATCGCCAATACAGCGACGAGTTAGCCGTTGAGATATGCAGCCGCATTGCCTGCGGGGAGGCACTGGTTCGGATCTGCCGCGACGAAGACATGCCGGCCGTGACTACCGTTTATTACTGGATTCGGGAGCGGGAAGACTTCCGGGAAATGTACAAGTTGGCACGGGAAGACATGGCGGATACCTTGGCCGACGAACTGTTGAGCATTACCGAGGACGAAGAGGACGTGGCACGGGCGCGGTTGAAATGCGACGTTCGGAAATGGATCAGCTCGAAGCTACGGCCCATAAAGTATGGCGAACGGCTGGACATTCAGGCGAGCAACAGCACAACAATAACAGCGATACGCCGGATCATAGTGGATACCGACGGCACCGAATCCGAACTGATAGGCGGGCGAGAGGTCCCCTTGTTACCTGAAGTGGGTAAGAGCTGAGACTACGGTGTTGTGAGTGGGTGGTTGTGAAAAAAATTTAGGCTTGGCTTTTTCTGTGTGAGTTGGAAAGCCCCCCCTATGCCCCTTTTTTGAGATCGTGAATGGGTCCCATATTACATAACTCAACTTCCCCACCCGACCACCCAAAAATTTAGACCCTACCCGGCCTTGTTCTTTCCCTTGACGGGGGGCCGGCCTTTTCTTTTTGTCCTTGTCTGCAATGCAGCGAATCGGCTATCAACAGTGGACCCATGCCCACCTATGCACCAGAAAGAGATCGTGCCAGGAATAGAGCCTGGGGCGCGTTGTTTGTGCGTGAAGAAGCTGCCGATTGGATAGATTCTAATCAGCTTGGCCGCCGGAACCTTACGCCTGATCAATACAGTCTGCTTCGGGGGCGAAGGTATAATCGGGCGAAGAAAACAAAGGCCGAGGCTGGTGCCTTAGGTGGTTCAAGCAATGGACAAAATGTCCACTGCTTGGAATCAACTGCTGAAACTTTAGCAAAGCAGCATGGCG